CGAGCCTGTGGCTTGAGAGATACCTAGTCACGTCTGCTGAGTCTTCACGAGTCATTCCACAGAAGTCCTCCACGTCTTGACGTTTGAACTCATCATACGTTGACAGGAACTGAAGAACAAGAGGTTCGTCCTCCAGCCACTTAACAACGTCCTCCCTGCTCGTACCAAGAGGTTCATTTTCCTTAGCGCGAGCTTCGCTGAACTGACGATAGCGGAACGAGGACTTCTTGTAACAGTCGTCAACAAACTGAGCTGCAGCCAACACATGTTCCTTCTTGACGAGTAAGCGGTTGCCGTCATCTGTTGAGAATAGCCTTGCTGCCCATGCAGAAGCCATTCTAGCGAGCTTCACACGGAAGTCTGCGCTTTCTACCAGAGGTATCTCAGATGTGTAATTCTCGCCCATTTTAACAGACAGTTCATATATGAGTTCACGCGCCTGCTTGGAGAAGAGAACATCTTCAGGCTTGCGAGACCATACCCACATGATTAGGTCATGGCATAGTTCACTCGTATATACGTGCTCGACCTCATCTGGTGTGTTGCTGTTAATGACCTTCGAATCGACATCCTCACTGGCAGAAGACACGACCAAATCGAATCGTGAGATATCCTCAGCTTTTCCGATCAGCTGAGGGATGAACTCGACAGGATACGTGCGGCTTGATACGTTGTCTCCCCACCTAGGGTTTGAAATCCAAATGAGTCTGGTACGTGCAAGTGCGCGTTCGGTCTGAATCTTTGTGATCTCAGCCACGCCACTGGAACGAATACCTGACATGTTCGCAATCTCGTCTTGAGTGAGGCCGGAAGCCTCATCTATTACAACAAGTCGACGGTCGTTCAGGGGGATCTTACCCCATGTGATCTGCCATCGCTTGTTCACCTGTTGAAGACCACCCACAAGACCAGCATACGAAGACGCTTCACCTGTGACAAACTCTCCGAGACGGTAGTGTCTCATGAGTTGTTGGACGGTCTCGGTCTTGCCTGTACGGGTATCTCCGAACAGGAGAACCTCCAGCCAACCACGCTTCAGAGGTTTCCCATCGAAGTCAAATCTGAGGAGTGAGTGGTATACCAAATCGACAGCGATGTGTACATCGTCCCTACCGTAAATTGAGGTCACATTCGTAGACAGGTCGCGGACGATTTCATCCATTTTTTGTCTGACCGTTTGACCCTTTGAAGGTTGGAACACAGTGAGCTTACTCTTCAGTTCATCGTTCATCTCGAAGGAACTGATGTCGTCCTCACTCCATTCCTTGTCATAGAAAAGATGTGTGGCATGCTGGGTTGCTGAATCTGGCACCGTGATGCCAGTGAAAACGTAGCTTTTACCTGCTTGAATACCATGATCAACAATGCTGACATGACGAGTAACATAGCTTTGGTTCTCATCATTCCAGCTCAACTCTGGGATGAGTACCAAGTCTTCCACGTTGACGTTCTCGATGACGTCTATGTCGACAGTACAATCTCCCACGGCACCTGCGAATTCCTTCATTTTAGTCTTCTGGACAGAGTCGCTCAGACCTCGTAGTTTCATCAGGTTAGGTGAGTCTTTTGGTATGTTGACTTCAAGCGTTCCACCAGCAATCCCGATAGGGCAGACCGTGCACTTCTTCTTGTTGGCAGAAGCACATCGTACAACGTACCTGTCTGGTACGATGTACGGCTCAAGGTCTTTGCCTGCTACAACGGCAGCCGTACGTATGCGCTTACCTGCATACTTCGCCAGCGATGCCTCATGGAGAGGAACATCATACACCTCGTTGTCGTCTTCATCCTGTAGGGTATTGCGAGGAACCGTCTTGTCAATGAGGTTCTGGAAGTCGTCTCGAGTGGCTCCATACCCTACTACCCAGTCAGTAACGTCTCCGTTGGAGGGTTCTGAGATGGGTAAGTTCAAAATACGCACAGTAGCAGCAATGTGCTCAAGGTTGTTTGCTACGTTGACCATGCCGTTCTGTCCAGCTTTGTCAATGTCGTAGCAGATATTTACTTCACGACTGTGGAACAGTTGATTCCACTCAGGTTTCCAGTTACCAGCGCCACTGGTGGACGTGACCGCATTGAACCCCAACTGGTGCATGAGAATGCAGTCCATCTCACCTTCGCACAGGAAGATAGGATCATCAGACCAAAAATGGGGATCAGGGAACAGCGTTACTCCGCCGCGACCGCGCTCCCAGCTGATTACCTTTGAGGAATCACGCTTAGCCCAGTCGTATTGACGGATGTTGTAGCAGCCTTCCTCATTGTACAGAGGAATCGTGATGCGACCGTTATGGTATCCAAGCTTGAACTCACGAATGGTCTCATCAGTGAGACCACGTTTCTCATGCAGAAAATCTAGCGCAGCTTTATTGCACCAAAGGTTGTCTACCAGACCGTCAATAACAATATCTGATATAGGAGGAAGCTTCTTCTGAGGTCTTTTAGTGATCACTTTAGGCTTCTTAGACGATTCACCATCGATCAGTTCGATTTCTACGTCTCCGACAAAACCTCGGTCGCTAAGCCACTTACAAGCTCCCTTGAAGTCAGTATCCTCGCTCAGCTGGACAAACGTGTAAATATCACCCTTGAGACCACAGCCGAAGCACGTCCACAAACCTGTGTTCAGGTTAATGGACATGGATTCGACTGTGTCGTTATGCCAAGGACACCTGAC